TCGCAATCGTGTTTGCAATGCCGTTATGGCAGCAAAGGTTAGTCCGATGATGGGTATGCTCGCAATGAAAGTCCGGGCATACCCTCCGGACAAACGAAAACGCGATATCGACAATATTCAAAAACCTCTTCTTGATGCCTTAGAAAAAGGCATGGCCTTTTATAACGATTGCCAGATCAAACATCTGACCACCGTTATGAAAGAACCAATCAAGTATGGCAAAACAATAGTAACGATAAGGAAAATCAATGATAGAGCTTCGTGATTATCAAAAACAGGCTGTTGAAGCCTGCTATAAATATTTAAAAGAACGCGATGGTAACAGCTGCATTGTGCTGCCGACAGGTTCAGGCAAAAGCGTTGTCCTTGCCCAAATATGCAGTGATGCGGTAACACTGTGGAATGGAAGAGTCTTGGTTCTTGCGCATGTGCAGGAACTTATCGAACAAAACGCTGGAAAAATAAAACATTTCCTCGGTGATAATTTTGTTGGCATTTATTCAGCCGGTTTAAAGCAGAAAGATATGCACCAGCCTGTTATCGCAGCATCGATTCAGTCTATTTATAAAATGGCATTCGAATTTGAGCCATTTGATTTAATCATAATTGATGAAGCACATTTGCTTCCGGCAGATGGTGAAGGCAGGTATCGGTCATTTTTGCAAGATGCCAAAATTATTAATCCCAATCTCAGATTGCTTGGTTTGACCGCTACACCATATCGAACCAGCACAGGTATGATATGCGGGCCGGATATTATTCTAAACGAAATCTGCTACGAGGCAGGAATTAAAGAGCTTATTCGCGATAGATACTTGTCACCATTGCGCAGCAAGGCATCAAAAACTCATATTGATACAAGCAGTCTTCATGTCAGAGGCGGTGAATTTATCGCCAATGAAATTGAAAAATTGATGGACACGGATGCACGTGTTAAGGCTGCATGTTCTGAAATACTCGAATACACACAGAATAGAAAAGCGGTTCTGATTTTTGCAGCGGGTGTTGAACATGGCAAGCACATTCAAAAAATATTCCAGCAAGAGCACAACATTGATTGTGGATTTGTTTCAGGTGACAGTCCCGATGGCTGGCGAAAGAAGATGATTGATGATTTCCGAAGCGGCAAACTCAAATACCTCTGTAATGTAAACATTTTAACCCAGGGCTTTGATGCACCTCACATTGATTGTATTGCAATGCTCAGGCCAACTATGAGCACAGGGCTTTACGTTCAAATGGTAGGAAGAGGAAGCAGGCGTGCGGAAGGTAAAGAGGATTGCTTAGTTCTCGATTTTGGCGGCAACATTCTTCGACATGGCCCGATTGACTGTCTGAAAATACATAAACAATTTTCCAGGGGCAATGGTGATTCGCCTGCAAAAGAATGTCCCGAGTGTAATGAAATTGTTCATGCGGCATATTCCAAATGTCCTGTGTGCGGGTTTGATTTTCCGCAGCCGGAAAAATCAAAGCATGATACCAAGGCAAGTTCCGAAAGTGTTCTCTCTGGAGAGCCGGTTGTTGAAGAATATGATGTCCAGGATGTGCTTTATAACGTTCACACAAAAAGAAAAGCTGATGAAGATGCGCCAAAGAGCATGCGTGTTCAATATAAGGTTGGCCTGGATAGATATATTTCTGAATGGATATGTTTTGAGCATAGTGGTTTTGCCCGCTATAGGGCTGAGCTTTGGTGGAAACAAAGATCCCATGAGGACGCTCCGGAAAAATCCGATATGGCAGTATTTTTTGCACAAAACGGCAGATTAATTGAGCCTATAAAAATAATCGTTAAAAAAGTTCCGGGTGAGAAGTTTGAAAAAATAGTCAGCTATCAATTCGAAAGTTCGGAATCTTCGAATTGGCAGATTGATAAAGAAGTTCCTGACTATATTCAGGCAGACGATGAAATACCCTTTTGAGACCAGGAGAAACAATGCCCAACATTAGAGAAACTTCTTTAGCTTACCTTCAGGCAGGTCTTTGTGTTTTGCCAGCGAATGTGCAATTGAAATTTGCAGCACTGTCAGGCTGGAAGCAATATCAGCAGCGTCTGCCTTATGATTCGGAACTGCAAAGCTGGTTCACAAGCGGCAACACCGGTATCTGCATTGTAGCCGGCAAAGTTTCTGGCAATCTCGAAATGATAGATTTTGATCTGCAAGCCCAGGCATACAAAAAATGGTACGATCTTGTACAAACCCAGTCACCCGGCCTGATTGACAAACTTGTGATTGAAAAATCACAGTCTGGGGGCTTCCATGTAATTTACCGCTGCCAAGCAGAAATATGCGGCAACATGAAACTTGCCCAGCAGAAGGTTATCGTACCGACAGAAGATGAAGCTGAGGTTTGCAGCAAAAAATATAAACCTCGTAAGGATAAGGATGGAAACTGGTTTATTGTTCTTACTCTCATTGAAACTCGCGGCGAAGGTGGATTATTTTTATGTGCACCGTCAGCGGGTTATGAATTAATTGCGGGTGAGTTTACATCCATACCTGTTTTATCTAGTGATCAGCGGGATATTTTACTTTGGGCGGCATGGTCTTTAAATGAATTCATGCCGGAGCCAGCCAGCGAACCTGCTATTTCTGTATCAAACGATGGGCTCCGTCCCGGTGACGATTACAACGCTCGCGGCGATTTTAAAGCGGTTTTGATATCTCACGGATGGGCTTTAGCCCAATCAGGAGAAAGCGAGCGTTGGCGTAGGCCCGGAAAAACCATTGGCTGGTCGGCTTCAATTAAAGATAGGACTTTTTATGTTTTTTCAACAAATGCGTATCCATTCGAAAGTGAAAAGGCATATTCGCCTTTCGGAATTTATACATTACTGGAACATAATGGCGATTACAGCAATGCGGCTAAAATATTAGCAACACAGGGTTTTGGCAAAGTAGACGATACAAGCGGCGTGGACATCTCAAATATTACAGCCAATGATTGTGCTGACGATACCGAACCTGCCGCTTCCGATCCGGGACCAATGCCGCATGAATTATTAAATGTTCCCGGATTTGTAAACCAGCTGCGTGATTTTATGATGGAGACCGCTCCGCACCCGGAACCGGTACTATCATTTTTTGGGGCACTTGGCGAGCAGGCGCATTTGGCAGGCCGAAAGGTTCGTGACGATAATGACAACCGCACTAATTTATATATTTTAAATCTTGCGTATCCCGGCTGCGGAAAAGATCACCCGCGAAAAGTTAATAGCCGCATATTACAAACCTTAGGGCATGATACAAGTACAGCTGACGGTTTTGCAAGCGGTGAAGGTATAGAAGATAAATTATTCATGCACCCGGCATCGCTGTTTCAGACCGATGAAATAGATTCCCTTATTACAGCAACATCAAAAGGTAAAGATTCACGAATCGATATGATTATGAACATCCTTTTAAAGATGTTCTCTTCATCAAATTCGATTTATACAACGCGATTGAAAGCAGGCAAGAAAGATGGAGGAACTATTGACCAGCCATCGTTGACTATTTACGGCACAGCGGTACCAGAAAATTATTACCAGGCACTATCAAGCAAAATGCTCACCAATGGTTTTTTTGCCCGAATGCTGGTTGTGGAAGCGGGACTAAGAGCACCTGAGCAGGAAGCAACATTTCGTGAAATCCCCGAATCGATTATTCGAGCGGCTAAATACTGGGTTGAATTCAAACCCGGCACTGGCAACTTTGCCAATTTCCATCCGACTCCAATTTGTGTACCCCATACAGAAGCAGCCAAGGCGATGCAGCGTCTGTTTGGCAAAACCGCTGACAGCATGTATGACAAGGCCCAGGAAAAAGCCGATCTCGTCACGATGGCTATATGGGGCCGAGCAGCTGAAAAGGCCAGAAGATTGGCGCTTATTTACAGCTGTAGTGAAAACGCAGTAAATCCGGTTATTGCCGAGGCGGCGGTCCAGTGGGCCACCAGCCTTGTTACATATACCACCGAACGCATGCTTTATATGGCATCCCAATATGTAAGTGAAAGTGATTTCCATTCAAGTTGCCAGAAATTGCTTCGAGTACTTCGCCAGTGGCAGAAAAGCAAAGGCAACGAATGGATGCCATTCTGGCAACTCAATAGAAAACTGCCATGGTCACAACGCGAACATGAGGAAGTCAGGCAAACGTTAGTAAATCAACGCAAAATTGAATATGCAGAAGAGGCAACCGGTGGAACGCCAAAGCGACTTTACAGGCTGGTGAAACTATGAAACCCATTGATTTTTCACATAGTCCTATTGCACCTATTGTTTTTGGCATTTTTAGCCTCTTGCAACTTATTGCTAACCTATTGTATATGCCGGTAAGCAATAGGTTTGAATTGCAAGTACTAGGAAATATATATATTTATAAAAAATATATATACCTATTAACCTATTACAGTATATACACCCTCACATTCATTTTTTGGGGCGTTTTTCATGCGCGCATACGCGCGTGCGCGCGCGAGGCAATAGGTTTGATCCCAAAGTTATCGATGCCTATATCATCGCCATCCTGTAAGAAAGTTATCCTGACATTCTACGCACACTATTGTCTCGACTGCCAAATGATGTATTTCGGCAAAGAGCTGAATGTAGTCAAACCTTGTATCCGCTGTGGAAGCACAAATGTTATCAATGGACCTCTTATGAGCTCAAAAGAAAAATCGGCAAATGTTGCCGGTAAATAATAACCAATGTTTTTAGGAGTACGAAAAATGAAGAATGTGAAAACAATTACGAAATGGGATGTTGCGATTGTGATAATTCTAATCGCCACAACTTTGGCTTTATGGCTTGGCGGATGTCAAAGCGTAAACATCAGGCCCGACGATCTCCAAGCTTTAGCTGACCAGACCCAGCAGTTAAGTAGCCAGGTGGACCAGTTTCAAGAGCAGACGACTGCGACGCTGGAAACGCTTAAACAAAATGGAGCGGTCGATGGCAACACCATCGCGAAAGTTGAAAAACTCCAAAGCACAATCAATGCAGTTCAGGATAAGACGCAGGTTATTGCCGGAGCGATTAAAAACGCGCAGTACACAAATCCTGACGATGGTCTGACAACTGTACTGCAGGGAGCAAGGGCCATAAATGCAGCGAGCACACCTTTTAATCCTTACGCGCCTCTGATTGACATAGGATTGGGTCTGGCGGCGGCATTTGCAGCAGGCTTAGCAAAAAAGAATGCACAAAAAGCAGCAGAAGCACAGGCAAAGTACGATGCTCACAAGCAAGGTGTTGAACTGACTATGAAGCAGGTTTCGCAATCAACCGTGCCGGAAGTGAAAGCTGTTGAAACACAGTTGTATGAAAATATTGGCGAAGCAAGATTGGTAAAGAAGATCTAATGAAAGCCCAGCAATTAATCATGTTAGAGCATTTTCTTCAAACCACATCTAATGCCGTAAGGAGATGCGTTGTCTGCAATGAACCGCTTCATAAGAATCACAAATGTTCGAAAGAAAGCGAAGCGAGGTTTAACCATAACCTGGCTAACAGACAATATAAGCAGATATCTAAAAGGTGTCAAAGATATGGCCATGGACTTAGCTTTGATGAAAAGCTTGATGACGCATTTAACGTTTTTAGTAGTGAGCCATTAGATGATTGCTCTATTGTTGATGCGCCGTGATCGCACACGTTCGCACGGGTTGCGACGTTTTAAAACAAGTGGAGGTGTACTTGGAAATAAAAACGACGCGACCTGTCGCGACGTGGATTGAAATGGGTCCTCCCTGTGCGAAATTGTTCGCATTGGCGGCGGGAACGGTCAAGGCATTAAAGACATTCGGTCGCTAACTACATTTTTTTTAGGAGTATATATCGTGAAAATAGAATTACGCAGCATTGAAGAAATAAAACCATATGCGCATAATCCCCGCATAAACGACAAGGCTGTTGAGGCGGTTATGGCCAGTTTGAAGGAATTTGGATTTCGCCAGCCCGTTGTGGTTGATAAAGATTATATTATTATCGTTGGCCATACCCGCCACAAAGCAGCAGAAAAACTTGGGTTAGAAAAAATCCCTGTGCATGTGGCCAAAGACCTCACCGAAGCCCAAATAAGAGCATATAGAATTGCCGACAACCAAACAGCTACTATCGCAGAATGGGATTATGAATTGCTTCCAATCGAATTAAAAGATCTGCAGGCAATGGATTTTAATCTCGAACTGCTTGGTTTCGACAGTGACCAGCTCGCTAAAATTCTTGATCCCGGCATACAGGATGGTTTGACCGACCCTGATGATGTACCGGAACCACCAGCAAAACCTATAACAAAAATCGGCGATCTTTGGATTTTAGGTGACCACCGACTTTTATGCGGCGACAGCACGAACCGAGATGAAGTTAGCGTTCTTATGAAAGGCGACAAAGCAGGTATGATTTTCACTGACGCGCCATACAACGTCGATTATGGCTCATCAAAAAATCCACGTCATAAAATAAGAGCCATCAAAAACGATTCCATGTCCACAGACGAATGGAGCATCTTTTGCCATAAGATGTATGAAATATTCCGTGAGTTCAATACCGGCGATATTTATATGTGGGGAGCTTCTGGCCCGGAAGGAATGAGAATGAGATTGTGGCTTATTGAGATGGGCTTCCACTGGTCTGCGACAATTATCTGGAAAAAACAGCAACTGGTTTTATCCCCGGCGAAATATCAGCGGATGTATGAACCATGTTACTATGGCTGGCTCGAAAAAAGTAGTTTTGGTGACGACCGTACACAAACAGAAGTTTGGGAAATTAATCGTCCACTTAATTCGAAACTTCACCCAACAATGAAGCCGGTCGAACTGTGCATAAAAGGTATAACCAACAGTTCCGTTCCGGGTGCAATTGTTTTCGATGGCTTTCTTGGCAGTGGAAGTACACTGATTGCATGCGAGCAGATTGGGCGTAAATGCTATGGCCTGGAAATAGATCCGGCGTATTGTGACGTGATAAAAGAAAGGTGGGAAAAATTCACAGGTAGGAAAGCATACCGCGATGGTGAATATAATTATGAAGTAGGAAGACTTGATCACATGACTCTTGCGGAGAGAAAGAAAAAGATTACCAACGACAAAACCCCAACTGATGAGGCTGGGGTTGTCTCGGAGAAAAAATAATGTTGAACCTACTTGGCAAATTCAAATTTACCACGCTCGGTCTTACGGAATCTGGATTCAGTGCCTTTTTCTTTTATCTCCCGGCTAATTGCAGAGTGAAGCGTTGCCGATGGCGTTTTGCCATCGGTTTTCCACAGACCTTTTTCCAGCATACGCTTGACCATCTCCTGACAATTGAGCGGCTGCTCTGCTTCTTGCAGAACCTTAACCGCTCCGCTCAAACCGCCAAGTCGCGTTGTGTTGTTTTGATTTTTGAAAGTGATATCCTCGGCAGGTTCAGAAGTTTTGTTTTCTTCCTGAGCCTTAGCTTTCGCTGCACGATAAACACCGGTAAGCTGATTTGCGGATTTGATAATCACGTTATTATTGGTTTTAAGATTGTTTGCAATCCAATAGCCATCCTTGTCTTGGCTCATAATACGAACACCAATAATGTTTTTGCCAATCTTCATTTTATAAAGTCCGTTAATTTTAATTTCTGCTTTCTTCATTGTGATTTCCCTTTCAAAAAATATTGGTTATCTGCTTTGAACTATTGTTATTTGAAACTCACTGCCATCGCTGGTTCGGACAACAAGTCCTTTATTTCGTGTGAGCATTCCAGCTTCATCAAATGTCAGGATGGATCTGATTTCATCCTGATCTGCCAGAAGCTCTTGCATAAAGTCTTCAAACATTTTTTCGTTCATTTTAAATTCTCCTTAATCTGCAAAAAGTGTGATGACTCTGAAATAATCATGTTTCATGCTGTTGGTACCCCGGCAGCCATCCAATTGGAATTGAATGCATTCGGCAAGGCTGAACTGATCATCCCGATCATCGGGGGATACAAGATGGATGTTGACGGAATTTCCGTTTTTATCTGCGATATGACACACGATACTTTTTTCTTCTCTGCTGATCGTTGCTATGTATCCTGTTTCGCCTTCGAGTATGATTGTTTTTACTTTCATAATTTAGATCTCCCTGCAATTTTTAATTTTGATGACCATTTGTGTGGGCATTTTTGGTTGGCTGGGTTTTATGGGGTGTGTGGGTTTGGATTTGATGACGTTGATGTCGTATCTTCCGTCAGTATAAACTCCGACAACTCTTCCTCGAACTCCTTTGAATTTACCTTTTGTGATTTCGATCTTCATTTGGTTTCTCCTTCATTTTGTGTGTGGGTTAATTCTTCAAGTGACTCTTTGATTTGTTTTTCTGATATGCCGCTGTATAAGGCAAGTGCCCGGATCAATTCGCGTCTGGCATCAATTGGCGATCCGATATTTGATTCTTTTGCTAATTCGCATTCAAACCAGCCCAAAAGGTTTGCGATATCGAATTTCGCGGCTTTATCTGTCTTTTCCATGTTTTTCCTTTCAACAAATTTGTCTTTAAGAACATGCATGTGTTATCTAAATAAATATGTTAAAGCAAGTAATTAAGTGCATTAATTTAAAGGATTTATGGTAATTTTATATGTGCCCAATTAATGATGTTAAACCTATTAAAAATGCGATAAATCCGGCCGCATTAACGCTGGAAACAGCAGCTAAAATGCTCGGATTGCAAGTTGAGATTATCCAGAAACATATCGAACAAGGTGCACCCGTCGCGGCGGACGGAACAATTAATTTAGTAAATTACGGCGCATGGCTTTGCAGCAGGATAAATAATGGCAATTGATGTAAATAATTTAACGCAAATTCAACTGCTTCGTTTGATGAATGCAACGCCATTGGGAAATGTCCTGTCGCAGAACCAGCTTCGTTGGCAAATGAACTCGGCGGCGTATCGCATTGGTGATGGCAAGCATATTAATCTGGTGAGATATGTTTCGTGGCTTGCTCGAGAATATGAAAAACCAAAGCAGCAAAAACAGTCTGTCGATGAATCCAGATTAAAAGATTTGATTTCTAAAAATGCCGCTCGTAAAGAAGCTCAGGACATTGGTGAAATTCCAGCGATTGAAAATCAACAGCGCCGAGAACGCGCCTGCATAGATTTTAGATTTTTCTGTGAGACTTACTTTTGTGATGTTTTTTATTTGCCATGGTCTGACGATCACCTGACAGTAATTTCAAAAATAGAACAATCGGTTCTTCAGGGTGGATTGTTCGCATTTGCGATGCCGCGCGGAAGCGGCAAATCAGCACTGACTCGCTCGGCTGCTATATGGGCAATTTTAATTGGCGCAAGGAAATATGTCTGCCTGATTGGCTCCGCGACACGGCAATCATTGAATTTATTTCAGAGCGTTCAGGCGGCAATGCTTGGAAATAGTCTGCTCCTGGCGGATTTCCCTGAAATTATTTATCCAATCCAGTGCCTTGAAAATAGTGCCCATAAACAACGCGGGCAGCGATATCGTGGAGAACTTACTTATCCTGTCTGGGGAACGCACAAGATTGTAATTCCCACCATTGCTGGCAGTTGTGCCTGCGGTTCTGTCATTACCGTCGATAGCCTGGATAGTAATATTCGTGGCCAGATCCATACGACAATGGATGGTAGGATTATCCGTCCTGATCTGGTCCTCATCGATGACCCCCAAACAAGAGAATCGGCCAAATCAGTAGACCAGACTAATCAGCGGCTGAGCACATTAAATGGTGATGTACTCGGTATGGCAGGTCCCGGCAAAAAGATTTCTGGTTTACTTACCTGCACGAAAATCTACTGTAATGATTTAGCTGATCAGCTTCTTGACTCGGATAAAAATCCTGAATGGCAAGGCCAGTGCACTAAGATGGTTTATTCGTTCCCAACAGATACTAAACTGTGGGACCAATACGAAGAACTCAGGGCTCAAAGTTTGCGGGCAGGCAATGGCGGCAAGGATGCGACAGAATTTTATATTCAAAATAGAGATGCCATGGATTTGGGGAGTAAAGTTGCCTGGCCACAGCGTCATAATGAAGATGAAGTTTCCGCCATTCAGCATGCAATGAATTTAATGCTGCGTAATGAGGTAGCATTTTATGCTGAATATCAAAATGATCCAATTGCTGATCAGTCTGATGAGCAGGTTTTGACAATCGAGCAGGTCATGGAGAAAACCAATGGCCGAAAAAGAGGCGAGGTGCCTTTGAGTTGTCAGTATCTTACGATGTTTATTGATGTGCATGATAAATTGCTTTTTTACACGGTATGCGCATGGGCCGAAGATTTTACCGGGTACGTTGTCGATTATGGAACTTATCCTGATCAGAAGCGCCTCTCGTTTACGCTACGAAAAGCACAAATCACTTTGCCGGACATTTACCGTGGCATGGAAAAAGAAGGTGCGATACAAGCAGGTTTGGAAAAATTATGCAGCGATTATTTAAATCGAGATTGGGCAAGAGGAACCGGTGTCGTGAAAATCGACCGCTGTTTGATTGATAGTGGTTATATGCCTGGCATTGTTGAAAATATACGCCATAAACTTGGAGGCACGATCATGGCATCAAAAGGTGTCGGTATTCGCGCAGCCAATAAACCAATGTCAACATACAAACGCAAGCCCGGCGAACGGCACGGTCATCACTGGTATGTTCCGAATATCAATAAGACCGGTGAATTTACACATGTGGCAATTGATACTAATTATTGGAAAACATTTGTGCATGAAAGATTCTTTGTAGCAGCTGGTGACCATGGTTCTCTAACTATTTTTGGCAAAAGCGGCCATCAGCATTCATTATTTGCCGAGCATATCGCAGGTTCGGAAACCTGGGTACGAACCGAAGGACATGGCCGGGCAGTTTATCAATGGTCGCCAAGAATAGGTGGTATTGATAATCACTGGCTTGATTGTATGGTGGGAAACTCTGTGGCGGCCTCGATGTGTGGGTGCAACATCACAGGGCAGGCTGTTGCGCGTGCCAAACGTGAGAGAATTACATTGTCGGAATTGCAAAAGCAGAAAAGGATAAATGTCATCAATGTCTGAAAACAAAAAACAAAACGAGACTGGACTTGAATGCCGGAGCTGTGGATGTAGGCATTTTACTGTTCAGGGGACGCGTATTGCAAATAAGCAGATTATTCGGTATCGCCTTTGCAGGAACTGCGGCAAGCGGCTTACTACTATCGAAAGGCCCGTGCTAAAATAAAAACTTTCTCTTTTGTAGATTGACAAATAATCGTATTAAAGAGTATTATAGATTTAAAGAATTTTAAAATGGAGATATTATGATTAAACGTCATTTTGCGGTCACTAAAAAAACTGATGGTAGCCCTAACATAAGCCCGTTGAAAGAATGGTTTAGGTTAAATGAAAAAGATATTCAAGGAGCGTCAGACCTTGAGAACCCTACTTCTCATGAGATGAGAAGATTTCTCAAAAAAAATGGATGGGAAATAGAAGAGTTGCCCGACCGTGTCTTATCGATTAGGCCCGATGAAAAGGGAGACACATCTTACGCTGACACGCTGTTTGGTGAAGCTGCAGAGATTGAAGCCGATATTCAAGAAGATGAATTGATTGAAGCACATGAGGTTACTTTCGGGCTTGAACGAGACATGCAAGCAGCACTACGTGCAAATATTGAACAATTGGAAAGTGGTCTGCAAATAACCGATGGAGGCAAAGAGCAAGTAACAGAAGCAGGAAGAATAGATATAACTGCATCCGACGATAAAGGGCAAATAGTTGTTATTGAACTGAAAGCTGGTGATGCACCACAAACAGTAATTACGCAGATTTTGGCGTATATGACAGCAGTTGCTGAAAAGGACAATAAACCTGTAAGAGGAATTCTTGTGGCGGGTGATTTTGATAAAAGAATTGTTTTAGCCGCAAGAGCAATTCCGAACATTAGCCTGAAAAAATATTCATTTCAGTTCACATTTGAGTCTATAAAATAGGATTATTGAATCACTGTAATTCATTAAAAATGAACATAGTTTCTACTAATAGAAACTATTTCTAAATCTTTATAAAAACATCCATAGACACATTGACTTACAAAAACCATAAGTGTAAATTAGATTTGACAACTTAATAAGCTTGGCGACTAGCTATCGAGCAGGCAAAAATTCCAAAAGTTATAAAGCCGTTGAGGGCTCAACACCTCAGCGGCTTTTTCTTTTGGTATGGAGAAAAAAATGTCAGATTTAACTTCAAATATTGAAAACAATGCAGCAGCACCTGCCAAGGTAACTACCGATGCAGGTTCTGTTGAACAGCATCCACTGACGGAACAGATTGCCGCTGATAAATATTTAAAATCGCAGCAGGCCACAAAATCAAAGGGCTTGGGAATTAAATTCACTAAATTAAATGCTTCAGGAAGTGTGTAATGTTCGGTTTTGGTAAGAAAAAAGTACAGATAAATACCTCAGCGACAGGTTCGCAGCGTACAAATGTTCGCGCAAGGTATGATGCTGCCCAAAACTCGCCTGATAACGCCCGGCACTGGGCGATGGCAGACTCGTTCAGTCCTGACCTTGCTGCAAGTCCGCAAGTTCGCGCCACACTTCGTAACCGCTCGCGATATGAGGTCGCAAATAACAGCTATGCAAAGGGCATGGTTTTGACACTTGCAAATGATTGCGTCGGAACCGGGGCCAGATTGCAGATGCTCACCGCTGATGATGAGGCAAATAAAACAATTGAAAGCATGTTCTCAGAATGGGCTGATGAAGTTTCACTTGCCTCAAAGCTCAGAACCGCTCGCATGGCACGCGCGGTAGATGGTGAGACATTTTGCATAAAAACCCACAATCCCAAGCTAAGGTCACCTATAAAACTTGATTTAAAAATTATTGAGGCCGAGCAGATTACAACACCATGGCAGAAAATCTCTACCCTATCATCCAATCAGGCCGATGGTATTGAGTTTGATCAATATGGGAATCGAAGTTTGTATTATATTCTCAAGCAGCATCCATCTTCATCGGGCCAATTTCTTAATCCCGGATACGATATCGTTGCCGCTGAAAATGTAATGCATCTTTACAGAGTTGATAGAGCCGGGCAAAATCGCGGCATTCCGGAAATTACACCAGCGCTTCCGTTATTTGCTCAGCTTCGAAGATATACATTGGCAGTAATTGCGGCAGCGGAAACGGCTGCTGATTTTGCAGCGGTGCTTTATACCGATTCACCTGCTAATGGTGAAGCCGATAATGTAACACCGCTTGATACCATTAACCTAGACAAAAATATGGCAACAACGCTTCCGAATGGCTGGAAGCTTGGTCAAATCGAGGCAAATCAGCCAATTACAACGTATGCCGAATTTGTGCGGGCCTTACTTAATGAGATTGCTCGATGCATGAATATTCCGCTGGGTGTGGCTATTGGAAATAGTTCACAATATAACTACGCCAGCGGCAGGCTTGATTATCAAATGTATGGAAAAACCATCGATGTCGATAGAAGTGATATTGAATTGACGATACTTGACAAGATTTTGATGCAGTGGCTTGATATGGCAATCCTTGTAGGACCACCTATGCCGCTTTCAATAAGGTCCATTCAGTCATATCCGCATAAATGGTTTTGGGATGGCAGAGAACACGTCGATCCGGCGAAAGAAGCTAACGCTCAGGAGACCCGCCTGCGCAGTAATACTACAACCCTGGCAGAAGAATATGCAAAACAAGGCAAAGACTGGCGTCAGGAACTTGATCAGAGAGCGATAGAAGTCGCTTATTGCAAATCAAAAGGTCTTATGCTGGAAGAGGCGATGCCAAATAAAAATACCGCAACTGCGGTAATGGAGGATGAAGATGACCAGAAATAATGAAAAAACTATTGGTCTGAATCTAATCTGCGAAGAGATGCAGCTTAATATCGAAGCGGCAAATGCTGAATCAAAGAATCGCACATTCAATATGGTTGCCTATACCGGCGGTCAAATGCGTGTGATGGGCTGGTACGATCCTGTTGTCGTTGATCTTTCTGGCCTGAAAGTTAATTCGCAATCTAAACCGATATTTTTCGGCCATGAGCAGGATTTGGATTCGTTGGTGGGCCAGACTGATTTGATAAAAGTTGAAGCTGGTCAATTGATCGCATCCGGAGACATCCTTGGCGAATCAGACCGCGTGAAACAAATTTTATCGCTTGCTGATAAGGGCTTTAAATGGCAGGCAAGTATCGGAGCGCGTGCAGAAAAATCAGAGCGGCTCGCAGAGGACCAGACAGCCAAAGTAAATGGCCGCCAGGTGACTGGTCCTGCGACGATTGTCCGTAAGGCAACGCTTGGTGAAATAAGTTTTGTAATGCTTGGGGCAGACGACCAAACATCGGCCCAGATAGCGGCCAATAAACAAAGTTTAAAGGAGCTTTTAAATATGGCAAATGAAAAAGAAGAAACAAAAGAAGTTAATGCTGCTGCAACTACGGTTCCCGATATCACAGCTGAAATCAGGGCCAAGGCATCTATCGAACTGACGCGTATTGCTGAAGTTCGTAAAGCAGCTTCTGGTAATGCGGAAATTGAAGCCAAGGCAGTTGCCGAAGGCTGGGATGTCGATAAGACAAAACTGACAGTGCTTGAAGCAAATCTGGCCAAAGCCCCGGCAGTTGGGACTGAAATGCGCCTTGATGCAAAGATGATCGAGGCAGCGGCATGTTTGTCTGCCAAAGTGCCTGAGCAGACGGTGCTAAAAGTTTACGGCGAGCAGGCAACCAATCAGGCCGAAAAATACCGCGCAATCGGTATTCAGGATTTGTTCAGGCTTGCGGCAAAGGCCGAAGGAATCGAGCTGCCATCAATGATAGCTGATAAAAACGGTTTTATTCGTGCTGCATTTTCGACAGTAAGCTTGCCAAACATTCTCAGTAATGTGGCGAATAAGATATTGCTTGATGCATATCTGCATCAGGAAAATTCGTGGCGGCCAATTGTCAAAGTTGCAAGTGTAAATGATTTTAAAACCCATTCGAGATACCGGCTAACAGATAATATGCAGTTTGTGAAAGTTGGCGCCGATGGTGAACTGAAGCACGGCAAACTTGGTGAGCAGGTTTACACTCAAAAAGCTGAAACAAGCGGCATCATGTTCTCATTGAATCGCCAGACGATTATCAATGACGACATGAGTGCGTTTGCTGATATTCCAAGGATGCTCGGTATTGGCGCGGCCGATGCGATAAGCGATGCTGTATGGGCATTGATTATGGCCGGTACGCTTTATTCGGCAACTCCAACCGGGTACAAGGCGAATTATGCAACCGGAGCGGCAACAGCATTGTCGGTTGCAGCTTTAACAGCGGCAGAACTGTTATTCCTCAATCAGCAGAAACCAAATGGTAAACCGCTTGGTCTTCGACCAAAGTATCTGGTAGTTCCAAATGCCCTGAAAGTAACAGCGCAGCTTCTGATGACGAGCATTAAATTGAACGAGGCGGCAACCGCTGGATCACCTGCTCCGGAGGATAATCCGCATGTCGGTCAATATGAGGTGATTCCAAGCTCGTGGCTCGGCAATACTACAATCACCGGTAACAGTACCAAGGCATGGTATCTGTTCGCTGATCCTGCCAGACTTGCATCCTATGAAGTTGCATTCCTCAATGGTGTCGAAAATCCAACCATTGAATCTGCTGATGCGGATTTCAATACTCTGGGCATGCAGTTTAGAGGTTACATCGATTTTGGTGTAGCGATCCAGGACCCAAGAGCCAGTGTAAAGATCAAGGGTGAAGTGTAATATTCGCTTAGACGTTTTTAAAAGTACATAAAATTAGAATTTTCTCGGAGATATAAAATGGCATATTCAGTTAATTTTTATCAGGATGGTAAATCCATCGATTATACCCCAGCGGCACCTGTTGCAGGTGGCGAGCTTATACCGGTTCGCGGCATGGTTGGCGTTGCAAAATCCGATATTGCAGCGGGCGTTTTAGGTGCAATTGCAGTTGAAGGAGTTTTCGCAGTACCGAAGAAAAATGAGGTTTTCGTTGCGGGATTACCCGTTTTGTTCGATGCCAATGGTGATCCATATAACGGAGTTGCTGGCAGCGGCGCTGCCACTCAAATCGGCGGCGATGCGCAGGCAGCGACAGATATACTGCTTGGCTCCTGCGTTGTTGATGCGGCTGCAACTGATACACATGCGTATGTTAAAATCAACAAATTTGATCCGCGTATTCCGACGTTTGCACAAGCTGCAAGAATCACCAAGGCGGCAAGTGCAAATGCGGCAGTTACAGAATCGGGAGTTTGTTACGATTGTACCGCTGATAATACAGTAATAACCTTGCCTGCAACCGCTGTCGGACTTGAATTTACGGTAATGAATACAGCTGCTGATGGCGGCGCGCTTGTTGAAGTTGATTTCCAGGCAGCTGATAAAAACCTTGGCGGTCTTGGCATTGCGGCAGGCGGTGATGGTAAGAAGTTATCCAATACAAAAGTAACTGCAAAGAAAGGTGACTTTATCACATTTACCGCTGACGGTACTGATGGTTACCGCATTAAGGCAATTCGCGGAACTTGGGCACAAGAAGCTTAATTAAACCCTAAGCACTAAACCCTAAATTCTAAACAATATTAAATTTAGAATTTCAAATGTTCAAAAACGTAAGGGTTTTAGATATTTAAATTTTGTGCATTTGAATTTGTTTAGGGCTTAGATATTAGGATTTAGAATTTTTGAGATTTTATGGCTAATTTACTAAAACGCGGAATCGAATTTTTAGCAGATAAACTCAAGGCTCACGCATCAGAAGAAGTTATCTATAAACGCGGCCTGGATACAATCAATATCCAGGCTACGTTTGGCAAGACAGATTACAAAATAGAAGATGATTCAGGTTTTCAGATAGGCGGCCAGATTACGGACTTTTTATTTGCCGCATCAGATTTAATTATTGATGGGTTATTAACGCTGCCAAAAGCAGGTGACCAAATTCAAACGGATAGTGCACTATACGAAGCACAATTCATTGGAGATGGCTGCTGGCGTTACAGCGATCCATATAGAAAAATGATTCGTCTTCATACAAAGGAAGTTTAAAAAATGTCTCTATCAACTAAGATAGTTTTATCGGCGGTTCCATTTTATATGCTTGCATCCGGGGCAGGTCAGGCAAATGAAGTGGTTACCGTTGCTGATGCATTTATGAAATATGGCGAACTCGGTCTTTGTTTTGCCCTGGTTGCATATCTCATGTACAGCAATTACTGCCTTGTTGCCTCGCTTCAAAAACTTATCAAAGAAAAAAGTTTACAGGAAGAGCGGCTAATTAATGCAATTCAGACATTTTGTGCGGTATGCAGAGAACGGCCATGTTTATTGGATGCAAATGCATTCAAAGTTGATAATCCAAATGGAATAGCTGGCCTGCAAAGACAGGAGAATGACAAATGAACGTAATCGATCTTGCCGACAAGGTAGTGCTATCTCTTAACTCTGAAAATTATAGTTTGAGCTTTACTGCTGTAAGGACACTGTTTCCATTCTATGAATTAAAAGATTTGACAGTTCTGCATGTTACAGTTGTTCCTAAAAGCATAAATATTGAATCTGCAAGTCGCAGTTCGAATGAATATGAATATCAGGTCGATATTGCCATTCAAAAAGCTGTCAAGTCTCCAGACGATGTGGAAGTTAATTCTTTAATGGATCTGGCTATTGAAATTGCTAAAAGTTTTCGCGGCAAGGTTTTTCAAAACCTTGGCACAGTGTGCTCTAAGCAATCCATTGATCCGCTTTATTCGGTTGAGCATATTCAGCCGCCTTCTGTTTTTACAAGCGTTGTAACATTAAATTTCAAAATAATTGAATAAGGAAAATAAAATGCCTTTACCAGTTGAAACACAGATAGAAACGCCAAATGCAGTTTATGCGTCAAATATTGTTTTGTCGTCACGAATTGTAAACGGACAATTGCGCGTATCTGCAAATATTGTTCTGGCTGGTGCAATAAATAACGATGGCACCTGGATAAAAGCAACAGGACAACACGCAGGCATAAGAATACCGGACATAGTGAACTTGCCAGCCGATTTAGTTTCACTGGCTCCGCAAGTTGCGCCTCTGTTTGATGGGCTTGTAGCGGTAATAGGAGCAATCAATTCAATAAGGAAGGCGATATAATTAGTGGCAATCTGGTACGCACAACTTGCTGGTCAAAATTTCAACGCTCCGCAGCAGTGGAATTCTATGGCAAATGGCACAGGTGATTGGCTTGATACTGCGGTAGCAGACTATAGTAATGATACATTTTATTCGAATGGTAAAATCGTTGTTATTACGAATAACCTGACCTGCGCAAAATTAAAGCAGGATTCTAACTTTTTCAGATTCGCCGGTACTGGTCTTATCGTAAACGCAGATATTGAGGTTGATACAACCTATGGTAGCATTGATATACAGCCAGATTCCGATGTTACCATTTATGGAGATTTATTTGCAAATGGCACCGAAAATGCCGCGATTTGTATGTATCAAAACAATTCCAGCTTAAATATATATGGCGATATCATATGTACTGGAGACAATTCAATTGGTGTGATGTTGACCAGTGGCGATGTTGTTGCAAATGTCTTTAATGGCACGCTAATCGCCGGAGGTGAATATTCCGCTTGTGTATTAAGCTCAATCTATGGCGCTGCAATATCCATCAGTAATTGCACTCTTATCGGGGGACCAGGATATGGTTCGAATGCAATTCGCCTGGAAGACGGAACCTGCTCTATTGAAAATTCAACTTTAATAGCAGGAGAAGGGTTTTTCTGCGAAGCTGTAAATAGCTTAGCGTATCCCGCAGTTATCAATGCCAGCAATATGATAAGTTCGGAATATTCGATGCCTGTAGCCGGAAGTATGGTTTATATGCCGCAATCGCAAAATTATTATGAAATATGGGCTGCGATTACGCCAGCAACTATGGCTGTTGTACCTGATGCTGTAAATATCAAAAAAGGTGTTGTCTGCGGCAGTACAGTTGGAACGCTTACACCTGCAAGTCCATTTAGAAGGTTAAATCGGTTGGTGTAATATGAATAATTTACGAAATAATTCAGGTTGGCAGTTGTTACGCTCGGTTGAGGCGGTTGATAATCCGGCTCTTTCTGCAAATACTTTCGATAGTAGACCAAATTATGCGCAGAGTATTAATGCGGCGGCAATCAGGGGTTTGGAATTAATACTTGCAGCAATAGGCGATGAAAACGGCACAGTCGGCGTTCGTTTCTGGGGTGGCAGGGATATAAACTCCGGACCAGCGCAGCTTATTGCAGATATTACTTTTACGTTGGGTACTATGGTCTGCAATAAAGACCCGCAAACTTTAGGTTCAACTGATTTAACAAGATATGCAGATACCGCGGCGATTACTTCCTACTGGCCTACAGATATTAAAGCAGTAAATAACGGCAATAATTTAATGACAACGGTTAGTTTTGATGGGCTCGATATCGCATGGATTGCCGCGGAGGTAATTTCACTTACCAATGTAACAAAGGCTAACATTTATTTTGGGTATTTTAGCTAATGGCAGGACAGGTCTCTAATTTTGGTAAGTCTATTTGCAAAGTAAAAACTTTGTTCTTTGACAGTCCGGCTGTTTTAGCTTCAGTAGATTCTGCAACGCGGAAAGTTCTAAATCGTATCGGCGGTATGATAAGACTTACTGCTCGAAGGTCTATCAAAAAAACATCTTCGCACAATTCTGTTAGTAAACCCGGCAAACCGCCATTTAGTCACACGGGACTCCTTCGAAACTATATTTATTATTCGTTTGATCCTGCAAGCAGATCAGTTGTGGTTGGTCCTGCAGCATTAAATGCAAAGAGTAAAGATGTGCCGCATACACTTGAATATAGCGGGAGCACAAGAATAAAAGGTAAAAACGTTCATATTGCTGCAAGACCGTTCATGGGTCCGGCCTTGGCTGTAAACCAACCCCGTATGGCAGCTTTATGGAAAAATAGTGTAAAGAAATAACAATTTATATAGGAGTGTAAAAAATGCCAGCAGCAGATTTTATTTTAGGAATAAACGCAAAGTTATACTATGGCACTAATGATGCGGAATTAACAGCAATGACCGAAGCATCAAATGTGAAAGATTTAACCGTTTCAGTTTCGGCGGGCGAGGCCGACATCAGCACACGCGCAAACAGCGGATGGCGAGCGACAGCGGCTACACTTAGGGAGTGTGAATTGTCATTTACAATGAACTGGAAACCTGGCGATGCGTTTTTCACAGCAGTTAAGACTGCAATGCTAAATAGTACTACGCTATGTCTTGCTGCATTGACGGGTGCTAAAGATGCAGAGTATAGCTCTGGCCCACATGGCAATTTTGCAATCACAAAGTTTGATCGAAAAGAATCACTCGAAGAGGCCATTACCGTTGATGTTACCGCAAAACTTGCAAAGTATATTGCATGGGTGGATGTGGCAGGTGCATAGTAACCGGAACAAATAAGATATTTTTATTTTAGTGAGGTAAAAAGATGAAGACTTTTACAGATAGTGCCGGTAGAACATGGACCATCTCTCTAACCATTGATAGCGCAAAGCGCGTTCGTGATTTATTGAGCATCAATTTATTAGAGCCGGAGGTTGGTGATCCGCCATTAATAACAAGGCTCGGTACGGACGAATTTTTATTATGCGATGTCATATATTGTCTTATTAAACCACAGGCGGATTCATTAAGTATTTCCAGCGAGCAGTTTGGTCAGGCACTTGGTGGTGATGTAATACTTGCAGCGCAGAATGCTTTTTATGATGAGGTAATTGATTTTTTCCAGAAACGGGGTCGAACCGACAGAGCCAAAGCGGCAGCGACTCAGCAGAAAATGATAAATCTGGCGATAGAGCAAGTGACCAAGAATCTGACTCAAATCGACCTGGGCGGGAAACTGACGGAAATATTTGGCGGACGGTCTATACAATAGCAGGCTTTTTAGGCGTTGACCCCGCGCCTTTGACGCTGCGTGAACTTTGGTGGATGTCTGAAGCGATTGAACTGCGGGACAGGATGGAATGGAACAGGGTTTCGGCACTCATGGCTCTGCTATGCAATATAAATAGTGACCCGAAAAAAGGTAAAACATTCTGCCCGGCTGATTTTAATCCATATTTTAGTAAAAAGCAGAAACACCAAAACGCAATAGAAGTCAAAGACGCAGAGTCCAGAAAATCATTTAAAGAAGCATTCGAAGGAAGAAGATTTTAATAATGGCAAATTCAGGTTCAATAAAAGCTGGTGCTGCATACGTAGAAATCTTTGCAGATAGAAGTCCGTTAATTCGCGGACTTCGCGCAGCTGAGATAAGTGTGAAAAAATGGGGTCAATCTGTGTCAGCAATGGGCAGGCAAATGATGGGCCTTGGTACTGCTATAATTGGTCCACTCATTGGCGCTGCGAAATATTTTTCAACATTTGGAGACAATATTGCAAAGATGTCTAAAAGGACAGGTATTGGTGTTGAATCCTTAAGCGCTCTTGGCTTTGCTGCAGAACAATCTGGAAGTAATTTAGAAACAGTGGAAAAGGCAATCCGCAAAATGCAGCAGAATATTTTAGATGCGAATATAGGTTTAAAGACTGCAACTGATGTATTTGCAATGTTGGGAGTGAGTGCTGAATCTTTTGCCGGTTTAAAACCGGAAGAGCAATTTCGTCTTATGGCTGATAGACTCAGTAAAATAGAAGACCCATCCAAACGTGCCGCGATAGCTATGAAAATATTTGGAAAAAGTGGAACCCAGTTACTGCCTATGCTTGAAAAAGGCAGTGCAGGCTTAGATGAATTAATGAAAGAAGCCAAACAGCTTGGCCTTGTTTTATCAAGTGAAGATGCTATGGCTGCGGAGGAACTTAATGATGCGTTGAATCGTATGTGGCGGACAATAAAGATGTCTTTTGCTAATATCGGCGCAGCTGTCGCTCCTATTATTACGGATTTATCAAATAAAATAGCTGTCATCGTCGGCAAAATATCAAACTGGATTAAGGAGAACAGAGGGCTGTTTCAAACAGCCCTTTTTGTCGGCGCAGGTCTGATTGCAGCAGGCGGTGCATTTGTTGTTTTTGGAAATGCTTTAATTTATGCAAGCAAAGCATTTGCCATCATAAGAACTAGTTTTACTGCGTTAAGAACAGGACTTGCGTTTTTAATGTCGCCAATTGGTTTAGTAATAGCAGCTGTTATAGCTTTGACAGGAGTATTTTTATATTTTACCGGTTACGGCAGCCAGCTTCTTAACTGGCTGGGAGGCTGTTTTAATACATTAAAACAGGATGCGACGAATGCCATTGGTGGTATTTCAGCTGCGTTTGCAAAAGGTGACCTGGGGCTTGCTGCACGTATCGGCTGGTTATTTGTAAAAACCGAATGGCTGCGTGCAAAGGAATGGATGCTTGGATACTGGCACAGCATCAAACTTTTTATTATGGATGTTTGGTATTCATTAGTTTATTCAATTGCCGCTGCCTGGTACGCTGCGGTTTATGGAATCGAAGTTGCCTTTGCTGAAACTGCCGCTTTTTTAGGCCAGGTTTGGACAAGGGCCGGGGCAATTTTAAAAACAGCATGGGTTGATGCGGTACAGTTTTTCAAAACTATATGGGTAGGCTTTAAAGAGTGGTGGGCTAATACGATCGATGCAGTTGCAAAGAAATTAATGCAGGTATGGATATGGTGGAAGAAAATCACAGATTCAAGTTTTGATGCAGCAGCTGCAGAAAAACAGTTACATGATAGTTTTACACAGGATAAACAGGAACGACACGAAAATTCTGATGCTAAAATTTTAGCAATCGATAAAGAAGCTGATGCAAATCGCAGTGCAATCGAACAGGAAAAAGAACAATCTCTACGCGAAATTGAAACCCGCAGATCAGGCAGACGCGAGCAATCAAAAGCTGAATTCGATTCGGGTATGGCCGGAGCAAACCAATACGTTGAAGATGGATTGCAGGGTATGATTGATGCAAATGCCCAAAGTTCAAAAGAAGTTGCCGATGAACTTGCCAAAACCAAAGAAGAATTCAATGCTGCCATTGCTAAGGCCAAAGAGCCTGTTGAATCCAAAGCAAAAACTCTGGTACCTGCCCAAAAAGATTGGCAGGCCCAAAGTGGTCTTACAAAGGCATCGACAACCGGAACCTTCAGTGCATTCGGTTTATCTCAGATGGGTGCAGGCGGTGTAATGCAAAAAATTGCTGATTTTACACAGCGAACAGCCCAGGCAACTGAGGAGATCGCTGAAAATTCTGACAATGGCACAGCAGAGTTCGGAGATTAAGCTATGGCAGGCATATATACAGTCTCAGAACGATGGTCAGCTCGCAAACGCAGCGGCGGCTCTAATAAAGGCGCAACTGTTGAATATGTAATTCAAGAGACAACTGCCGGTACACCAGAGATGGATGATGGCCAGGTAATAACTGCACTTATCGATAGTGCACCTGCGACCTGGGGGCAGGCTCAAATCCCACGCGTATCTTATGATGTAGAGCAAATATCCGATCGGGTCTGGATCGGCACCGTTAATTATGGATTCAATAAAAAAGAAGTTGGTGATGTTGAATACAGCTTCGATACAGGTGGCGGCAGCCAAAAAATCACGCAAACAATTTCACCTTTAAATGTTTGGAGATATGGAAATAGTGCACCTGATTTTAAAGGTGCGATCAATGTCGATGACAACAGTGTCAATGGCGTTGATATTATAGTGCCGGTATATAGTTTTAATGAAACCAGAATTGTTGATAATGATGATGTTGGCTCAGCTTTCAAATCTGCTTTATTTAATCTCACAGGAAAAGTTAATCATTTAAGCTGGCATGGATTCAATGCTGGTGAAGTGCTATTTATGGGAGCAAGTGGTTCACGTCATGGCCGAAGAGGCGATTGGGAGATAAATTACAAATTTGGTGCAAGTCCCAATAAAACCAACATAACAATCGGAACTATCACGGGTATTGATAAAAAAGGATGGGAATATCTTTGGGTCAGATATGAAAAAAGTACTGACCAAAACTGCCTGGTACAAATTCCTAAGGCAGTTTACGTGCATCAGGTTTATGAATATGGTGATTTTTCAGCGCTTGGGCTAGGTAACTAATATGGGTGATACGTTCCGAAAAGTCCGTGATGGTGAAAAACTGCGAATACCTGCCCGTACTTATAACGCCATGGTTGATGCTGCACAGGACTTCATCAATCGAAAAAACAATGTCTCGTCAGAAACCGGTAATCATCTTCCTGCAAATATGGTTTACGTCAAAAACGACAGCGGCGCAAATGTTGATAGATTCAATGTACTTGGAATTGCAGGTTCTGCCATTCTTCCAGGCGGCTCTGATGCGAGTAACTTCTTTCGAAGTGTAGTTTTTTCGGGTGTAACACCTCTATTGCCTGACCATAGAGGTGGCAATTTTGTTATTACAGCTGAACCTATCGCAAACGGCTCGGTTGGCCTTGGCTATATTTCGGGTGTTATTCAGGTAAAAGTTTACGCGCCATACGCCGTACTAAATGGTACGTTTGCAGATATTGCACACAACGATGTTACACAGCTTGCCGTTACCAATTCGCCATCTACGACAAAAATTATGTTCCGCCATAGTACGATAGTTGGACCAAGCGGCAATACTTATTGGGCAATTGTAAGGCTCAATTATTCCGAAAATCCAATCAGGCGTGCGGTTTGTAAGCAGGCAGCAGGTGCATCGAATACAATTCAAGTGAATTTAATCAGGAACAATGCAGAACAGACATCGGGTATAGAATCCAATGTAACTGTTACCTGCGATATATTCGGCGGCGAAACAGCACTGCAAGCTGCAATGCCGAAACTGCAAAGCGGTGATATTATTTATGTAACTAATGTTGATGGAATCTGGCGTTGTATAAATACTTTCACACCATTTGTTGGTTGTGATTGTTCGGATGAGGCTGTATGACGTATTTACCACCTATTTATGGAGAAGCTAATTGGACTTATCAAGCTAATAAGTATAAGTATAGAAACGTAGCAAGAAATGTTCAGCGAACGCCTGATAACAAACTAAAAGTTCATGATAATAAAATTATGGTAACTTGCGATTGGCCTCAAAAATTATGTTTAACGTTTAAAGATGTTCGTGAAGATAGCCCGGGTTGTCAATATTCTTATGATTATAGCTGTGATGCACCTGCCTGGATTAATCCTAATCGCAAATTCATTGTACATAAAATAATGGATTTTGATGGTG